TTAACGATTATTTGTCAACTCCTTCTTTCTTCGAAACTTTTATAGTTGTAACTTTTGGGGGTATCGCAGTTCTTGTCTTGTGTTGTTCTTGCTCACGCTCCCATACTCCTTGATTCTGTCTAGTAAACGATGGATTCATGTGATTCATTTCTAAAATATCATCTCTAATATTTTGATTTCTTTTCTCAATATTAATAATTCTAACAAATGAATTTGTAACAGCGGCAGTATAATATGCAAATGGATTGTCTGATTTAGATTCATCAAACTGTAGGCCTATTTGTGCAAGTTGTAAAATTGCCTGACCTTTCATTTCATCATTATATGTATACCCACGAACATTACCTCTAGTTGCATATCGTTCACATAGTTTCATCCACATCATAGCTAACTTATTAGTTGCTTGTCCACAACCTTTATCATAATAGCCGTTTTCCATCCCGCCAACCCAATGACTTTTACCAATACAAATTAGCTCGTCATTCTCGTTAAATTTATAATGTTGAAATGGGGGAAAGTTTAATTTTTCTTTTGTATCAGCTATAGTTTTAGGTTTCTTTTTACGTCCAGGCTGATCAGGTATGTGATCAAACATCATAACCCTAAAAATTACGTCTTTTTTGTTTATTTTTTTATAATCTATCTGGCATTCAGCTTGTTTAACTTTCTCGCCGTTTGCTTTACGTGCTTCGTAATCGATTTGACTAAGACGTTTAGCTTGAACTCGTTTAGCTTCAGCTGTAGTACGAATATTAATTTTATCAATACCTGTGACTATTAAATCGTATCGATTGGCCTCATCTTCAGTAAAACTGCTAAATGAGCTCTTAGACTTATGAATTTCTGCAAGTATATCTTTATTGTTTAAGTAATTTACTTTTCGCAAGTTATTTCTCCATGTTTAAAGTCATATTATAAACTATGTAGTTAAAGAAGTCAACTAAATACTTGTAGGAGTTTAACCAAACTATGAATCTCGGACATAATCTAGACAATTTAAACAAAACCGTACGAAGCATCGAAGCCCCTAAGAGTTTATTAGCAGGAGTCTCGGGCTTAGCCACTGATGCTATAAAGGGCTTTAAAAAAGCAGGTAATAAAATATTTGAGACGCTGTCAACAGACATCGGCTTAGGAAAAGCAACACGCCTAGGTAATTCAGACCAGTTACAAGCCGGGCTTAATGGCTTAGGACTAAAGAAGAAAGAGGAAAATGTAACAGCTAAATTTTCCATGGGAACTGCTAGAGACTGGCGAGTTAAGTTAAGTATTCCCAATACTCCTTCCTTCCAATCCGGTGGAGCACATCTTTTACAGCCGTTACGTGCAACAAGTGGTTTAGTATTTCCATATACTCCTACAGTAATTATTTCGCATAGTGCAAATTATAATGCAATGGCTCCTACACATAGTAATTATCCGTTCCAGGTGTATGCAAATTCACAAGTGGACCAATTAGTTATTACAGGTGACTTTTTTGTACAAAACGGAATAGAAGCCCAATATTGGGTAGCGGCCTTACACTATTTAAGAAGTTGTACAAAGATGTTTTATGGCGGCAATTCAAACGAGCAAGGAGCTCCGCCACCGGTGGTTTTTTTAACTGGATATGGTGATTATGTCTTTGACAAAGTACCAGTAGTTATAACTACGTTTACAGTTGATCTGCCAGATCAAGTTGATTATATTTCAACAATGGTTCACGCAGGTGAAGGTAAAAAATTAGAAGCGACTCGCACACTAACAGACGATGGAGTTCAAGCCGGACAATTTTATGGTGAGGCAAAACTTGATAGTAAATTTTATACATGGGCACCAACACAAAGTTTAATTTCAATAACTTGCCAACCAATATACAGTAGAAGCCAGGTAGCAGAATTTAGTCTTGAAAAATTTGTTAACGGCGCTTATGTTGGTAAAAACTCAACAGGATTTATTTAATGGCATATTCAAATACAAGTCCGTGGAAAAACACACCACTAAACGATGGAGAGTTTGGATTAGGGTATTTTCAAATTAGATCAGTACCTGGATCTGTAGACGACACTCCTTATGTAATTGATCCGCAATATAATCATCGCCCAGATCTTCTTGCATACGATTTATACGGAAGTCCAAAACTTTGGTGGATTTTTACTCAACGTAATATGGACATTCTTGAAGATCCTATCTATGATTTCGAATCCGGTGTTGAAATTTTATTAATGAGTGCTAACCGTGTTTCAGACATGTTAGGGTAAGCTAATGTTCGGCCAATTTCTTAAAAATACAGTAAAAAACAATCTTCCATCAAATATCAATACGTCCGAGATCCGACGCAAGTTGGAAAACACTACAGCTGATCTAGAAAGTCAGGTGTCGGGATTGCAAGGTGAAGCCGTTGCGTTTGCTAATAACACAAAGGAACAAATCGTTAGCTCAATAGATGTAGGGGCTATACAATCTTCTGCTAAAACTGCACTCAATTCAGCTAAAAAAGCAATAACCGGTAAGCTAAGTGAAGTTACTAAACAGCTACCAGTTGGACCTGCTGGTGCCGGGCTTGCCGATCTAGGCGGTAACTCCCTTGGTGGACTTAATGAATTTGGAGCATACGTTTACTATGGAAAAAATGCTAGTCCAGATTCTGGAGGTACCAAAATACACAAATTCGGCGGCGAAGGTGGAATTGCAAACGAAGATCCTAGACATCCTAATTTACTACCTAATATACTAAACGATTTTGTTAGCGTCAACTATGTTATTACACTTGGAGTTTTAGACATCCAAGAAGTTAATTACCCTGATCAAACTTATATTAAAAATGGCCCAAAGACTATTATTATTAAGTCAGGTGGCGGGAAACCAAATCCAGGGCAAACTATGACTTCGACAGCTAGTGAAGATAACACCGGCGACACTGAATTTTTTATCGACGACCTAGAAATCGAATCGGTAATGACGCCTAATTCGAAAACTAGTACTACTACTACAGGAAAATTTAGCTTTAACGTTATGGAACCGTATAGTATGGGACAATATATGGAAGCACTTCATGTTGCATCTCTTGGCGCCGGATATACTCATTTTACTGAAGCTACATTTGTGCTTATTATAGATTTTATAGGTTGGGACAAAAACGGAAACGCTAAACGAATGAGCGACTTTTCTGATACATCAGTATCCGGTCCAGCCGGCAAACCAGTAACATACCAACATTCTAGAAGATATATCCCAGTTACCTTAACTCAAGCTGAGTTTAGTGTTAATGGTGGCGGTTGTATATATGAGTGTACAGCAATTTCACAAAACGACCAAGGATTAAATGATAGTGTTCAATTTCTTCCTGCTGATTTAACTATTTCAGGAGAGAGCGTACATGAATTACTACAAACAGGTGAGAAGAGTTTAACAAGTGCTATAAACAACCATTTACTTGAGGCAAAGACTGAAAACCCAATACAGTATGCTGACCAATTTATAATTCTATTTCCAAAAGAAGATGCTCGTGCAAGTTCTGAGTTAAAACTCGACAATAGCGCCAGTGGTGAAGGTGCTAGTGATCACACAAAAGGATATGGGCAGACAAACCTAAAAAACATATCCGGAGAGGATATGGTTGCAAGTCTGTTAAAGAATGTAGAAGACGACAAACGTAATCAAATAGGAACGTCGGCTGTTATCTTGGACAAGTTGCTTGACATGAATCAAGTATATAAGAACAGAGATAAAAAAACCCATAAAGAGAAAGATGTATTAATCGAAGCTAACGTTGCCCTTATAAATAAAAAAGCATTTACCTTCTCGCAAGGTACAAGAATTAGTTCGATTATTGAAGAAATAGTACTTAGTAGTAAGTGGGCACAAGCGAATGGGCCGCTAGGACAATCTGACAGATATGGTAATGTGAACTGGTTTAAGGTAGAATGTAAAGTATATAATGTGCCTGTTAAAGACGCTACAAATCAAAGAGGAGTTATGCCAAAAATATTTGTTTATAGCGTTGTAACCTATAAACAGCACAGCTCAGTATGGTCAAAAGCGACAGTTCCTAAAGGAACAGAAGAGATCCGAAGTATTGTATGTAAGAAGTACGATTATATATACACTGGACAAAATAAGGATATTATTAATTTTGACATAGCGTACAAATTTAGATTCCTTTCTAAGTTGCAATCAGACTTAGGTAATGATAGCAAAAATCAACAGGCCACAGGTGGCGACGCAACAGTCGCAAGAGCACAAGATTCTCACACAGAGACGAAGAAAGCCGAAGGCGCTACAAAGATAACTACAGATACTACAAAAGTTACCCCAGAACTGCATTTTGTAAAAAAGATATCAGAAAATACACAAACAGTAAACTACACACCGTCAACAAGAGCAGTCCCGTCAAGCCAGAAACAGGAAATTGCTAGAATGTTTCATGACCAAACTATTAACTTTGTCGGTGACATGACGGTTGTTGAACTAGAGATTTATGGAGATCCGTATTTTATATCTGATTCAGGTCATGGAAATTATAATAGTAGGTTTGTTAAAGACGCAATGGTTGATAATAGAGGAATGATATCATATCAAACTACAAGACCATATATTGTTGTAGAGTTTAGAACCCCCACAGATCTCGGCTCTGACGGAATAATGAAATGGCCTAAGCACCACAGAACTAATAAATTAGTAAGTCATTTTAGCGGAATCTTTTATATAACAATGATTAATCATTCGTTTAGTAAAGGGCTATTTAAACAGAAACTTAGTATAATAAGACAGTTTGAGCAAAAAGTTACTCCAGACGGCTCGCCGGATTCAAACAATACGAGCTTAGTGGAATTTGACGCTAACAAAAAAGGTGATGGCGGCGGAGATACTAAAGCCATAATTAGCGGCGATAGTTCCAATTCAAGTAGTGACTCAGGTGGCACAAGCCTCGCGCCACAGTTTAGTCTAGCAGGACAATCTAATCCATCTGTCGCAACTGGCGGATTTAATACAAGAAGGGCGTAAATCAAGGCAATTCGTATAATGATGATCAATATAACACAAGGATTTAATAATGCACCCAGGAAATAGGAAATCTGAAGATGGCATATCAGCCCATAGACCTGCGCCTGAGCAGTCAGGACCATTTCATGCTAAAATAATTGGTCATGTAGATGAAACTTATATGGGGTCTTTAAAAGTACAATTATTAAAAAACACATCACCAGGCAATAAACCAAGAGAATCAACACAGATATTAACAGCACGATATCTTTCACCGTTTGGCGGCCAAACTTCCAAAGATACAATTACTAAGAATATTGGGTATCGGCCCAGCCAACAAAGTTATGGTATGTGGATGGTACCACCAGACATTGGAACACTTGTCTTAGTAATTTTAATAGAAGGTAATCCTAATGATTGTTATTGGATTGGATGTGTTCATGATAAGTTTATGAATTTTGCTATTCCAGGGCATGCCGCGACCAAACGTGTTTCAAATGCACCAGATGAGTTAAAAGGTAAAAAACTTCCAGTAGCTGAGTACAACAAAAAAGTTGAGGACGGCTCCCTCGGCGAGCCTACAAAGTTTGAAAAGCCGTATCAAAAAAGATTCACAGATGACTTAATAACCCAAGGATTATTAGAAGACGAAACTAGAGGTATAACATCTTCTAGTGCTAGAAGAGAATTACCAAGTACTGTATTTGGAATTAGCACACCAGGCCCAGTAGATAAAACGACTGGCCTCGGATCGAAAGCCGGTGATAGCTATAGAAGCCGCCTTGGTGGAACATCATTTGTTATGGATGACGGTGACGTAAGTTTCTTAAGAAAAGGATCAGCAACTAGTAGCCCACCAGACTATGCAAATGTTATGCAAGACGACCAAGATGGAAAAGTAACACTACCGCATAACGAATTAGTTAGATTAAAAACTAGAACAGGGCATCAAATATTATTACATAACACAGAAGATTTAATTTATATTGCTAATGCAAACGGAAGTGCTTGGATTGAATTAACAGCAGATGGAAAGATTGACATTTATGCAAAAGATAGTATGAGTGTGCATACTGAAAATGATCTTAATTTAACCGCAGGTAGAGATATTACAATGGAGGCAGGCGCTAATATTTCTTTAAAAGCAAGTGGCACTTATATAAAAACAGATGCAGAAAAAACTACAAAAGGTAGAATACAAATAGAATCAGCCGCAGATACTAATATGCTTGTTGGAGGAAATCATTGGGTTACTACAGTAGGCAATTATGAAGCTAGAACTACTGGTAAAAATATACTTACAGCAGGTGCAGAAACACATATTAAGTCTGGCGGCAATCATATAGAAACTGCTCCACAAATTCATATGAATGGGCCAGCGGCAGATTCCGCTCAGATTGTTACAGCTCTTAATACGCACATTTTACCAGGTACTCCAACAGGGAATTTGAACGGTACGTTAGTACAACGAGCACCAACACATGAGCCGTGGACACACCATGAAAATTTAAATCCTGTAGCATTTAAAATTCCATTAACGGATAGAGACACAGATACTACAACAGACAATAAATTAATAACTCCATCAACACCAGAAGCATTTAAAAAGACGGCTAAAAAATAGCAACTAAAAATAGGGTAAATACAGTATCATGAGCATTAGTAATAGAGAATTATATAAACAAATAAAGGTACGTACTAACCAAAAACCGCAAAGTCCGGTTCAAAGTCGGGCATATCGCGGCCTAAGTACAGTTAACCCGGCTAATAACAGTCATGTGCTATATGATATAGAATTAATTAAGCAAGATATTATAAATCATTTTCATATACGGCAGGGTGAAAAGTTAGGAGACCCAGAGTTTGGTACTATTATTTGGGACGCTATTTACGAACCTCTAACAGACCAGTTAAAAGAAGTAATAGCTGAAAATGTTACAAAGATTATTAATTCAGATCCGCGTGTAACAGTAGAGAGTATTGATTTGGAGTCTTATGAAAGTGGATTAATAATTGATTGTGTACTTACATATTTGCCTTATAACATTTCTGAAGCAATGAGATTAAAGTTTGATGAAGATGCGGCGCAGTTCGACAATTAAGTATGTGGTTAATGGAATTCAATAAATATAGTTAACAAGGAAACAGTATGTCAGTAACAAACAGACAAAACAGATTACTTCTTTCAGAGGACTGGAGAAGGATATATCAAACGTTTAGAAACGCAGACTTCACATCTTATGATTTTGATAGTCTACGCCGTACTATGATCTCTTATATAAGAGAGAATTATCCGGAAGACTTTAATGATTATATTGATTCA